TGTCAATGCTGGTAGCATCCGGGTCCACAAACATGTCAAAGGGGGAGATGCGCTCCACGTAGGGGCGGTCTTCGGTAATGACAATTTCGGTTTCGGTGTAGGATTCTGCGCTCTTGTCGGCAAGCTCGTCGGAGTCCTCGTATTCAGCGGCGTCTTTCTCAACAAACCGGTAGCCGGTCTTAAGCCAGCCGTGGCCGAGAATCAGGTAGTCTTTGACGGCGCTGCGGAAATGCGTCTGACAGTCATAACGTCGCCACCAGTAGTTGACGATGGCTTCGGCAAAGACGGCTTGGGCGGCATTGTCGGCTTTCCGTGCGGTTACAACGACTTTCGGGTTGTTAACGGAAACGCCCGGCCAGATGACGTTGATGGTGGCGAAGGCCATGTTGACGAGGAGTCGGTCTTCGGCGCTGTAGCTGTGGTAGTGCTTGCCTCGGTACATGTCAATCATGCGGCGCCAGAGGTCGTCGTACTGCTCCTCTTTGCGCCAGCGGTTAGACTGTTCGATGCGGTTGCGGTATCCGGTGAGGATTTCGCGGTTACTTTTGCGGGCCATTCTCGGCCTTTCCCTCGTGCCAGCCGATGTGGTGGTCGAGCGTTGCGGCTACTTTGTCCAGTTTGCGTCCAATGTGGCGGAGCAGGATGCCGTTTTCGGCGTGCTGCTCGCTGTTTTCTTTGCGGAGTTTGTGTAGCAGTACTGCCACCGGACCGGTAATCAGGGCGACAACGATTGTGACGACGGCGGTGACTGCATCCATGGTGTTACATCCAGTTCGTGATTGGTTCGGCGTTGTAGCCGTTGATTTTGGCATCCGAAACAATCTTGTCCTGTCGCTCGCGGATAGTGGGGCCGTGAAAGTCTTCTTTGCCGTAGGTGAAACCAAGATTGATGGTTTTGACGTGGCAGGCGAAGCAGACTTCGCCCCGGCGCGGCATGAGGTCAGTTTTGAACTGTTTGCCGCATTGGATGCAGGTCAGGGTGAGTGTTTCCATGTAATTCGGCTTTTTCGTTACTCGGAGACGTTGAATGAGCCCAGTGGAGTGCGTTCCTGCTTCTTTTCCTTGAAAAGATGCCGTTCCCACCAGCCAAGCGAGTTTTTTCGGGGGGCGGATTCGTGCCGATAGTCAGGGGACCAGGCGTGCTTCAGCATCTGGTTGGCAATTGCCAGGGACATGACGCGGTCGTCGTGGGGGGAGCCGTGGGTTTTGCCGTTGTCTTCGCGGACGAAGGTTTTGAGTTCGGCGATGGTGTATTCGCAGTACAGTCCGAGCATCCGGTCGCGGATGACTCGGGCCAGTTCGTCGATTGCGAGAGGTTTTGAGGTGGCAGTGGTGCGCCAGCCGTAGGCTACGCCAGGCTGGGCGGCAGTATGATTGAGGCGGCGCTGTCGGTAAAGTTTCTTGTAGTTGGCTCTTTGTAGGGCTTTGATGGTGGTGAGTCCGTGGTTGTTGGACTCTACGCCGATAAGGGCGTAGTTGTAGTAGTGGCCGAGTGGGGCTAGGACGTCGGTTCCGAAGAGGTCAGGGTCAATGTGTCCGTGCCAGTGAGCGACGACGATGCCTGATTCAGCGCTGATTACGTGGGCGGAACTGTAGTCGCCATGGCCGAGACCTTCGGCGACGTCGGCTCCGATGACGTAGGTTTCTCCGATTTGGGGTTCTTCCCACACGCTGAGGGGGCCGCCTGCGGGGTCGAAGTCGTAGGCGTTGCGTCCGTTGGCGTCTCGGAGGATGCCGGTGTCTGGGGGGATGAGTTCGTGGTCGCGGAGGGCGTCAATATCAAAGACGGGGCGTCCGGAGCGGATGAATGCTTCTTCAGGGTTGGATGGGTATTCTTGGGCGAGCTGCCAGTCTGGGAGTTCGTTTCTTTTGGATTCGTACCAGTCTTCGTCGCGTTCTCCGGCGGACCAAGGGAAAAAGATGCCGGTGAAACGGTTGGTGCCGTTTTGTGAGCCGACCCAGAGGGTGTGGAAGATGTTGCCTTCGCCGTTTGCGGTGCTGAGGCAGATGACGCGTCCACCGACGTCTGCGACTGGTTCGATGGACGCCCAGGCTTCGTCTGGGTTGGGGAGGAATGCCATTTCGTCGATGACGACGCGGTATACAGATTCGCCTCGGGCTGGGTCGTTGCCCGAGGGGAGGGATTCAATGGCGGAGTCGTTGGCGAACACCATTTTAAGTTGGTTGTCGGACAGGAGTTCTGGGCCACGGATTTTCATCCATTGGGGCAGCATTTTGTAGCCGTATTTGGTTTTCTGGAGGAGTTTGGCTGCTTCGCGTTCGGTGCGGGACAGCATGACCGTGAATCGGTCTGACCAGAAGTAGGTTTCCCAAAAGGTGAATGCGGCTGCGAGTGTGGAAAAGCCAATCTGTCTGGCTTTAAGAACGATGCTGTATCGGTCTGTTATCCAGGTTTCGGCGGTCTCAATTTGGGCTTCGCGCAGGACGAATTTGATTCGTCCGCGCTCCGGATGCCTAATGGTCCAGTAGTTGGCGCAGAAGTATGTGAATGCTTCTGCGAGTTCTGATGGACCGGCGTTTTCAGGGCCCCGGCATTTGCGCCATTCCTTCTCGTTGAGAAGGTCTTGGAGTTCCATTATGCCTTCTTGGCGGCTGCCTTTCGGCGGGGTGCCACATAGCCACGTCCCCAACGGTTGTCGGTGGGGTCGAGCCACGAGTAGACGACGGGGGCGACGGCAGCAAGGCCAGCAAACAGGAGAGCCTTGGGGTCGCGCTCACCGTTCATAAAGAGGGCGAGTACGGCTGCAGCAAACACTTTGGCCCACGACTTGAGCATCGCGAGCTGGTGGGGCTTAATCTTCATCTGGGGTCTCCTCAGGTTCTGGTGGTGCGATGAATTCGTCAAGGGTTTCGTCGTAGGTGTAGCCGATTCCCGCGTAACGGCCACGAATGTTGCCGTTGTAGGAGGTTCGGAGGCAGCGTTGGCCTCGGAAGTTGCCGTACCATTCCTCCCAGTCACTGATACCGTCAACAACTTCCCATTCGTGACGGCCGACGATAACTTCGGTAACAACATTGTTTTCGTCTAGGAATGCGTAGTGTGCCATTAGAAAGTGACCGTCCCGGTTCCTGCGGTGAAGGTGTAGATTTTGTAGCCACCGGAGACCGTTTTGGTCCAGGTAAGTCCGGCGGCAATGCTGGTAATGTCGTTAAACTCTTCGGAGTAACGCATGATGACGATGCCGGAACCGCCGGCGCCGCCTGCGCCGTTATAGTAGTCTCCGCCTCCTCCGCCACCGCCACGATTGATGGTACCGGCTTGTGCGTTGTTGACGTTAAGGTCGGAGCCTCGACCACCGCCGCCAGTGCCGCCAGAATATCCGGTTCCACCCGCACCACCACCACCACCACCGTACGTGGTAGACGTACCGGAAATGGACGAAGCATTACCATTCCCACCCGTGTTGGTACCACCAGCTCCCTGACCGTTTCCGCCGGTTCCACCAGTGGCGCTGCCAGTTCCACCTGCGCCTCCCGCGTTCTGAAACCCGCTTGAGCCTCCGGTCGCCGTGTTGCTGAAACACGCAGAACTACTCCCCGTCCCGCCCGTTCCGCCTGCGGCCCCTCCGGTCCCGCCTCCACCAACCGTGACCGTACCCGAAGTCGGAGACGTAAGGGTGCCGCTGCGGAGACCGGCGCCTCCGGCGCCGGCACCGTAGTACATGTTGCTGGAGCTGCCACCTGTACCACCGCCGCCACCAGCAACAGCAATATAGTCAACCGACGTAGGGGCACCTGGGTCGCCCTGCCAGAGTGAGTGCACCTGGCCGCTGTTAGAGCGGCGCGAGCGGGGGGACAAGGTCCCTGCAATTGACTTGCGGTTGCGGAGCGGTGTAGGCATATTAGGCCGTGATTCGGTTCACATACCCCGAGATGGTGACGACGTTCGCCGTAGCAGCAAACGCCCTGATGACGAGCGCTGTGGCATTGCCCTTAAGGACGAGACCCGGGACAATCAGGTACAGTCCGTTCTCGGCCTTGACCGTGTACTCAATCAGGTCGTCGGGGCTGCTCGTACCGCCAAACTCAATGGTGAGTTTGCGGTCCGTCGTGTCAGTGTTCTGGGCGTACAGCCACACCTCGTCGTAGGTGGTTGCGGCGGTAGACGCCGTGTGGATGGTGGTGCCGGGGGTGGCGGTCGCCGCCACCTTGATGGGGCGGCCATCGGTGGAGCCGGACAGGGTGAGCTTGCTGAAGGTTGCCATTGTTGCCTCTCGTTAACTAAATACGATGGTGGATAGGACTACATCCGCCGAGTCGGCGGAAGCCTTAGAAATGTAGGTTGCCACATCCGAGGCGGCAATCTTCTTGCTGACGGGGGTGCCGGCAACATCGTCGACAACAACAAACAGGTCGGCGGCGACAAGGTCGGTGAGGGCGTCTAGCTGGGTGATTTTCTTGTCAGACATCAGACGTTCCCCGTTTCCAGAACCATAAAATTTCCGTCTTCTAACAGCATGTCCGTTCCGTCCTCAAACTCAAGGTTAAAGAGACGGTAGTCGCCGTCAGCCCAGTAGTTGTTGGCTGCATCGCCGAGAGTGGTGCCCGGGGCACCGTAGGTGACATAAAACTGGTATTGGTTCCAGCCCCGATTCTCCAAGCCGCGTTCCGCCCAGAATGCTGCGAGAAGGTCGCCAAGGGTGGGGGCAACGGTGGGGTACGTAGCGCGCAGTGTTTCAAACATGGCGTCATTGGTATGTTTAATCGTCATAGTCCCTCATTTTCCTGGGCTCCCCCTCGCAGCAAGAGTCCTTGTAACCACATTCGGGGCACCGCCACCGGCAGGCGACAGGCGGATATTCGGTGCCGCAGGTAGGGCACTCAATGTGGGAACTCAAACCGCTTTCAGCGGAGTCTTCTTCCGTGCCTCACGCTCCCGCTCAGCCAACGCCCCAATCAACGAATCCAGCTCCTCGTCGGACAACTGGGACGACTTCTGCTGCTGGGTAACGTTCAGGGTCGGGGGAGCCATCCGGTTCGTGGCCTGAAGGTACAGTTGGGCGGCCTTCACATCCCCAGACAGCGCCTTCTCATACAGGCTGTCCAGCAGCCGCTGACTGCGCTCCGGGGAGCCCTGGGTCTCGTCGACGTGGGCTTGCCAACGGTCCCGGAAAACCTGCTTCTTCTCCCAGCGCCGCAAAGTCACCACGTCAACGCCCAACTCAACAGACATCAGTTTCTTCGTGGCGGGCTGACGCTCGGACGGGACAGTGCACAGCCACTCCAAGTAGCGCTCCTGCTTGGGAGTCAGCACAAGTTCGTCGTTAGAAGCCATCAAAAAAGAACCCAATCGTTACATACCAGATATCGCAGATGGCTGGTTTTGGGGGTGGTTTGTTGATGTAACGATTGGGGGGGACTATAGGGGGGGACGGGAACAGTGTGCTCCGCCGCCGTAAGGCGGACGGAGCGATACCACAGGTCAAGGAGAAACACATGGCATACAACAAACCGTCGTTGAGGACCCGTCTCAAAAACGAGATTATGCGGGGTTCGAAGGGTGGGAAACCTGGGCAGTGGTCTGCCCGGAAAGCGCAGCTTTTGAATCAGCGTTATCAGAAAGCTGGTGGGGGTTATACTGGGCCGAAGACAGCTGCCCAACAGAAGCTGTCCAAGTGGACGAAAGAGGAGTGGACTACGTCCGATGGAAAACCTGCTATTAGAAGCACTGGTACGACAAGATATTTGCCTAAGAAGGCGTGGTCCGAACTTTCGGGGGCGCAGAAGTCGGCTACAAATCGGAAGAAACTATCGGCAAGTCGCAAAGGCAAACAGTTCGTATCTAACACTAAAGCGGCGAAAGCCGCCGGTCGCCGTGCCAGGGGAGGAAAATAATGGCTTCTAAGAAAGTATCAGGGACGAAAAGGGACCCGCGACTTGCTAGGGCCGGGGTGTCCGGCTACAACAAGCCGAAACGGACCCCTGACCATCCGAAAAAGTCGCACATTGTGGTGGCCAAACAGGGGGATACTGTGAAGACCATCCGGTTCGGACAGCAGGGTGCAAAGACTGCTGGCCGTAACCCAAAGAGCGCTAAAATGAAAGCAAAGCGCAAGTCGTATTATGCGCGGCACAATGCGCAGGACCCAAACCCGTCGATTCTGAGCGCACGGTACTGGTCACACAAAGTTAAATGGTAGATACCACAGCCGGCTGATTGTCGCCGGTATGGCCAGTTTTTGGGGTATTACGCTCCGGACATGGCCCCGTACCGCCTAGTGTTAGTGAGGGCGCGTACCCCCTCATACCCCCCCTCCCGTGTGGTAACTTGTCGCACCGGACGGCTCAAACCGTTCCCACATCACAGGTCAAGGGCACTGTGCGCACACCGACCAGACAGTCCGGGCGTCGTCGGGTCTAGGTCTAGGGATTGTGTGGGTATGGTTGGCGAGTGTGTTAGGGATATTGCCACCCCCTCTGAAGGGCAGAGGGGGATGGCAATCCCGCCACCCCCGCGAGTGAAGGGATAACCATGTACGCAGCGTTCAATGAGTACGACTACAGACGGTACCACGACATGATTCTGGCGCACAGTGTGAGTGCGCCGCTGGCTCTGGTCTGGGCGAACCTGATGTGGCTCACGGAGACCGACATCGCCGACTACTTCCGCTTCGCGGAGTGCTGCGCCACGATTGTGGGCGCTTCCGACCCGTGCGCGTGCGGTGGCGACGACCGCGATGTGGTCGGGATGACCGCAGCCGACTACGCCGAGTACGACCTGATGACCGCGTTCGCCTACTGGCGCATGCTGCCGTCGGAGGTTCAGAACCTCGCCATCTGCGACTGGCTGAACGGCACTTCGGTGGAGACTCCGGTCTACCAGAACACCGACGCTGCGCGCCTCTTCGTCATTGAGAACGCGTGCCACATCTACGGCTACGCCGACTCCGAGGAGGCGACCTTCGGGAAGCGCGACATCGGCTAGCCTCATCTGAGGTGACCAGCCGTCGCAACGGCTGAACGCGAACGGGACGGGGTCTTCGACCCCGTCCCGTTCGCTGTCCGCTAGGGCAGGGGTCGGGTGACGGTACGGGTCTGGTATTTGCCACCCCCTCCGTCGCAGGCTAGGAGGGGGGTGGCAATCCCGCGACCCCCGTTTGAGAGAAGGGAGTTACCGTGTATTGGGTAAGGATGGCAGACTACATCTGGTCGTCGGTGATGAAAGCGTCTGGCGCGGTGGAGGGCGACTCCGTGGAAGATGCGGTTCGCGTGGTGTTCCACGAGGTGGTTGAGTCGGATGTGATGGCTCCGGTCTTCGCGACTGTGAGTAGGCGTGTGGACGAGTACTTTCACGCCCATGTGCCGTCGTTCGTTGACCAGTACGCGTGGTTGGCGTTGGTGACCATGCTCGTGTTCCACGAGGGGAAGTTGGCGGCGGTTCCTGCGTTTGCGCCGGAGTGCGCAATGCCGCAGTGGTCGCGGGACGACTTCGCGGTGTCGCCTGAGGAGGACTTGGACGGGAAGATGTCCGCGTTCTGTGACCTCGCGGCGAAGATGATGGGCTGCGGTACGGGCCTGTCGGTGTTCGGCGTTTAGTCCGGATGTGTGTCCGGTAGTTCACCACCCCCTCCGTCGTTCCTAGGAGGGGGTGGTGAACACGCCACTCAAGTGTTAGTGATAGAGATAACAACCGGGCTTCGGCCCTCAACAACAGGAGGTTAGCATGACACAGTCGGGTAAGACCCCGGCGCAGGCCGTGGTGAAACTGGCGATGCTGGATGCCGACGAGGTTGACGACATCATCGCTTGGCTGGAGAAGGACATCCGTCCCCACCTCAAGCCTGATGTCTCCCGGTATGCGCGAGGGCGTCAGCGTGTCTGGTTCGGAGTTGAGCCTCCGCTGGACACCGAGACGAACTACTCGCAGCCATTCCGAACCGGTCTGGCGAGGCTGGATGTTGTGGCGGGCATCTTCCAACAGCATGTTCCGGCCTCGTCGCGATTCAAGGACTGGCAGCCGGAGACTGCGCTGGTTTCGGTGGGCGGCAACATCGCTGCGCATCGGGACGCGACCTACGCTGACGCGTGGTCGCTGGGCATCAACCTTGGGCGTTGCGTGTGGAGCATCGCGTCGGAGCGTCAGGCTGCGCGTCCTGACTTCCACATGAATCTCACTGGTGGTGAGGTGTTCATGTTCAACGCGAAGCATGTTCACGCTGTGTCTGAGGCTGCGGATGACCGTTGGGCTATCAATGCTTGGCGGTTTGCGACGGGCCCGGCCGCTCAGGAGAAGGACATTCCGGGGCGTCTGGCTGCGTTTCGGGCTCAGCGTT